GCAAGATGGCGATGTATCACATTCTCTGGTATCTCCTGCCCTTCGTGCGCCAGGGCAAGGCGAATACGGTTGCCGAATTGGTGACGCTCATGCAGAAGTGCATACCGTCTCAGAATGAACTACGGGGCATTATCAATTGGTGGAAGAAGAGGCATGGATAAACTGACACCTAGGCGTCAAGCCTTCGTTGAAGAATACTTGCGCTGCTGGAATGCAACAGAGGCCGCGCGGCATGCTGGTTATTCTAATAAAACAGCAAGACAGCAAGGGGCGCGCTTGTTGACAAATGTTCACATCCAGGAGCTTATTAAACAACGCGCTTCTGAAATTGCCATGACAACCGATGAAGTATTATTGCGTTTTGCAGAACAAGCCCGCAGTGATATGGGTAATTTCATGGATATTGGCAGTATGAGTTATAGACTGGATTTGAATAAGGCGAAAGAACTTGGCCTGACCCATCTTATCAAGAAGGTGAAAGATCGCGTTGTTATGACTACTGATAAAGATGGCAACGAAACCGAAACCCATAGCCTAGAAGTTGAGTTATATGATGGACAATTCGCACTTGATAGAATCGCCCGGATTAACAGTATGTATAAAGACAACGTAGATATTACATCTGGCGGTAAAATAATCGAGGTCATGATTGGGAACAAGGAAACCTGATGTTACGGTTCGCATCCCGCCAGAGGCCTTCAATGATATATTTCTGCCGCACCTTAACAACTTAGCGCGTACACAAATATTCTACGGCGGGTCTGGCTCTGGCAAATCTGTCTTTCTCGCCCAGCGTACCATTCATGATGTAATGAAAGGCGGGCGTAACTACCTTGTGTGTCGTCAGGTCGGAGGCACCTTACGGGGTAGTGTATTCACCGAAATTAATCGTGTCATAAGCGATTGGGGAGTTAAGCATCTGTTCACGGTCAACAAGACCGATATGCTTATTACTTGCTCCAATGGCTACCAGATTATATTCGTTGGATTGGATGATATCGAGAAGCTAAAATCCATCGTGCCAGCCAAGGGATCGATCACGGATATCTGGATTGAGGAGGCCACAGAGACAGAGCGCAATACTGTCATCGGGCTATACAAGCGGCAACGTGGCGGCGACCCAAGCATACCCAAGCGGTTGACATTGTCCTTCAATCCGATCATGCAGAACCATTGGATATATGTTGAATTCTTCAGCAAGATCGCATGGGCAGATGACCAGACCGAATATAGCAATGACCGCATAAGCATCCTCAAGACCTGGTATATCCATAATCGCTTCTTAACGCCTGATGATATAGCCGATCTGGAGAATGAAAAGGATACCTACTTCTACGCCGTCTATACCTTGGGCAATTGGGGTGTGCTGGGATCGGTTATCTTCACCAACTGGAAGGTGCAAGACTTGTCAGGGATGCAGAAACAATTTACCAACCGGCGCAATGGGCTGGACTTCGGTTTCTCCAATGACCCGGCGGCATTATCCCGCTCCCACTATGACCCGGCGCATAAGACGATTTATATCTTTAATGAGTTGTACGAGTTGGGATTGACCAATGATGTACTTGCGAGAGAAGTGGTAGAGAAGTGCGGACAAGACGAAGTGGTATGCGATAGTGCGGAGCCGAAATCAATTGTTGAGTTGCGGATGTATGGCGTGAATGCCGTGGCTGCCGAGAAGGGCAAAGACAGCGTGATATTTGGGATACAATGGCTCCAGCAACAGACCATCATCATCGATGTCAATTGTGTCAATGCTAAAAATGAATTTATGCAGTATCATTGGAAAGAGGATAAAAGCGGCATACCCGTCAGGCAACCGATTGATAGGAACGATCATATCATAAGCGCGACACGCTACGCTTACGAAGATGATAATGCATTCTTGAGTAGTTGGGAAGACGTAAACCAATTAGGGACGGTCGAGAAGTTTGAGAGTCCCTGGAGATGAGGAGAGGATAATGGCAAATCAGATAATGCGTTCATGTGTTGAGGCACCAAAGTTTGCATACGTACCGACGTTCTTGAAGAATACAGCATGGCAACTTGGGTTGAAAATTGAAATTGAAGTTGATAAAGGTTGGCTTCGTGAAACCATCCGCTTCAAGGTTGAAGGTGACGAAAACAAATTGAAAACATTCAAGATTAATCTTGAGAAGGCCATACAAGAATACCAAAGGAATTAGACAATGGCAATAGTAGAAGATAAAGACTTGAGTAGAAATGCCCGACTTTTGCAGAAGATATTTACCAAAAGGGGGCTGCATTTCAAGCATTTTCGATTTATCCAAAATACCTGCCATTGCTCAACCATTTGTTATCTTACCAGAATCCGAATGCGTCCTAATATGTTCACTGTGGCTATGGGAGAGTCCAACATTGGCTTTTCCGAATCCATAGAGGATGCTGTCAAACAACTTGTGAAAATTTGTGGAGATAAACATGGCAAACGGCAGACGTGGAGTTTCATCCAAAACAATTCTGTCCAAAACTCAGCCGATAGAACTCGCCAGCCAATGGGCTGAGATAGGCACTCCCGGCCTCACGCATTGGGGCGGGTATTTAGAAGCAGCTTACAACGCTGAATTATACTGGCCCTCCTGCTTCGCATTATACAATCGCATCCGGCGCTCTGACCCTGAAATATCGGTAGTGCGTACCGGATATTCAAGCCTGGCGCGTAAGGTAGAAATCGAGGTTGTCAAGCCTGACGATCCTACCCCGGATGATGAAGCGGCGGCTGAATTCTTCGAGAGTGAATTAGACAATCAAGAGGGCGGCATCACGCGCTGGATGGATACTTGCGTAAGCTATACCCCGTTCCTGGGCTGGTCATGGTGGGAGGCGATCCCTGGCCTGCGTGATCCTGAATGGCGCCCGCCTAACGATCTGGACAGCGAGCCCGACCCCTGGCGCTCCGAAGCCGATGACGGCTTGATCGGCATACGGCGCTTTGCCTTGCGCGACCACTCTTCTTTCCTGAATTGGGACATGGGCGATAAGAGTGGCAAGGTGCGCGGGCTGGTACAGATGGATTACCCCAATCCACAGATCACAATACCGCTTGATAAATCATTACACGTCGTCTTTGGGGATGTTAACTCGCCCGAGGGCTTGACGCCATTAGAGGCGGTATGGAGGCTAGAGCGGTATAAGTACGCGTTAGAATTGGTACAAGGTATCGGCTTCGAACACGCCGCCGGTCATGCTAAGTTTACCACTACTAAACCCCTGACACCGGATGATCATATAAATATCAAGAAAGCAGCCCGCGCAATCTTGACGGGTCAAGAGGGGAATGTCCTGTTTTTGCCCGAGCATATCACGGGTGATATCATTGACGTGGCTTTCTCTGCCGCTCCCTCCTTGCTTGAAGCCATCCGCTATTATGGCCTGCTGAAGCTCCAGGTATACAATATGCAATGGGTTGCTATCGCCTCTACTGCTGGGACTGGAGCCTACTCCGCCATGAGCGACGCGTCTAGTATGTTCCTTCTGTATTGGAATGCCATGATCAGCTCATTCGTCGACCAATACGATGAGCAAATTGGCAAGCGATTATGGAAGTGGAATGCCGACAAGTTCGCCGGCGTGACAGATCGCCCATATTACAAGGCCAAACCCATGAGCAAGATCATCGACCTGGCTGAGTTAGGTACATTCATTCAGACCATAGCCGCCACCCTTCCATTTGGCGATGACGACTTGATTGAGATCCGCAAGCGATCCGGATTCCTGCCCGAGACATTACCGGAAGAGGAAGAAGTCCCGGCCCCCATTGCTCCGCAGCCCGAGGGGATCGCTGCGGAGGCGGAGGCAGAAGGGGATATGGAACCAGAAGAAGAAGCGCAGCCTGCCGAGCCTGAGATACCCGAGGAGAAACCCGAGCTGGCGCGCTTCGAGAATACGCGTGCGCTGTTCATGGTGCATGAGGAGTTGAAACGGGCGAATGATTTGGTGAGAGGAGAGGAAGATGGAAAACGGAACGTGGATAACTAATCAAAGAACTGGCGAACCATGGCTTTGTGGGTATTGTGATATATGTGGCGCTCCCGCCATTTATTATTATTACGACATGATTGATGCCACAAAACCCGGAGATGAGGTAATAAGTTATAAACATGGTGATAGACATGTAAGATGCGAGGTACACGACGAGAGGCAGATTGAGCCGCCAACAACCAATGAGTGTTGAGAGAGAGGAGAAGCAGAGATGAAAATAACTGAATTAGTGCGGGAAATTGACAAATGTATTGCTCTTTTAAATAAATAGAAAGTTTATTGATG